CTGAGATATACAATGTTTATATTTTCCAATAAATTCATAATGTTCTCCTATATAATTATCAGCCCACCCGAAAGTGAGCTGATATATTACATTGTTTAAGTTGCAGGTGATACGCAGATTGTAGACCAGCCAACTATTTTGTCAGTAGTACCGTCCACACGGCCATTGATAAATGCCGTACTGCCTGGTATTTTAGGGCCATATTTTATGCCAAGTATAATTTCCATACCGCTTGAAAAGCCCTTCATTTGTGCCCTGGCATATGGTTTCAATGGCTTATGCAGATCAATAATTGCCATCCGTTGGCCTCGTACTTGTGTAGTAACAGCTCCACCCATTGGTAGTACTTTGGTACTGCCAATATAAGTGCTAAAAGATGTCAATGTCGTGCTTGAACATCCCTGGATAGAGAAAGCAGCATTGGTGCTTGCGTTATTCTGCCATTCGCTACCACCTATCACTACAAACATGCAGCCTTCCCAACCTCTCAGGTCAACATGATGGGATACGTGAGTTATTCGTTCATGCCAACCGCTTGAGAGGGAAAGCACCTCAATATTTCTAAGTAATGGACCGTTCATATTCTTTACCTCCTATAATAGTTGACATTATGCAAGTTTGACACGAACAAAAGCATTCTCATCAATGGGCATACCATCTGTTTCTTTTCTTGCAAAATAAGCAATTTGATTGGTTGCCATGTAGAGATATGGATTAACCTGGATTCTCATATCAAGAGCATCAACAATCCAATACTGTCCAAAATTGCCGATAATGCCCACATATGCAGCACTTTCAAAGGTGCTTGGGGCATATTCACTCTCATAATATGATTTACCAAGAATTGTATCAGGTTTCTCGCTTGCTATACCTGGCCTCCAAATATAATCACCATCACCGGTTTTGAGCTTTCTAATTTGCTTAATTGCATCTCTATGAAATACCCATACTGCATTTTTACGATATTGCAATTTTAATGTCATAAGACAATTATGCAAATTATCTGCCCTTATAGCGGTTGTAGTATTACCAGCGCTTACATCTCGACCAGTGCCAATGCCAGCACTAGAAGCCGTAAAAACACCAAGTGGCTGTTCTGCACCGTTACCCCGCATGAAAGCATATTCCTCTGTTACGGCAAATTTGTATGTGAGTCTTTGCCTTACTATATCTTCCACATTAAGAAGTGCCTTACGGATTAAAGTTTCAGATATTTTGATATATTTCGCCAATGGTTGCGGAGTGAGTGACCTTTTATTGAAATCCATTGTGGAATCTTCATCACCTACTTTTATTTCAGAAGTCCATACTGGATCAGCAGGATCACTTTCAAGAGCTGGAGCGCCAACACTTTCAGCTTTAGGAACAGATATAATAGTTGCAAGGTTTCTCACAAATACTATATTGTCTAATTCCATAATCAACCTGGCAATAAACTGCTCTGGAGTTACAAGGTATCCACCTGATTTATCAATATCAGCCTGCAATGCTCTTTGAGCTTCCATGGAATTACCAAGCAAATGTTGGCGATAACCATCAGCATATTCTCTTGTTGAATATTTACCATTTGTCTGTTTCCGATATTCCTCAAATATTCCCCTGTATTTTTCAGAAATATAATCAAGATTTGGAAGTTTATTTTCCTCTTCCTCGTTTTTGTTTTCAGGTGAAGGTTTGATTGCCTGTGTTTGTGCTTCTTTCATAAAAGCATTACGTTGCTCAACTTTTTCCTGTCTGTTTATTTCTTTACGTACCTCATCGATTTGGGAAGTAAGATCCTCAAAATCTCTATCCATTTTTTCCCATTTTTCTGTTTCTTCCGGAGTGAATTTCCTATTGTCCTTTAAGACAACATCATTAATGGCCTTTTGCTCTTCCCATACTGTGTTACGTTTTTCGATGAGTTCATTAAGTTTTTTTATCATTTACTTATCCTCCATGATCATCTTTTTTTGTTTTAATAATAATTTCTTTTCTCTCAATAAGGCTTCGTTTTGGATGATCTCATCCTCTGGAGGCTCTTTTTGCTGGACGGTCTCGTCCTCTGGTAATAGTTTATTTAGTTTATTTACGACCTCGCTGATCTCAGCCCGGTCACTCTCATTAATTTCTAAATCATGTTCTTTTTTTACAAGAACACGTGAAATTGCATCTACATTTATATCATTTCTTTCCATTAATTCTCTTGTTTGCACTTTTGTAGATTTATATGCTGGAAATGTAACAATCGATACATCTATCAAATCAACTATTTCAAGGGTGCGGATGGGTATTTTTCCCTCTTCATTCCATGACTCCTGCACAGTTCTAAAACCGAAAGACATTTGACTAATATCACCACGTTCAATGCTTACTGCTAAATCTTTAGCCCAAGTAGCGTTTGGTGGTTCGTTATCTATTCTTAAACCCTTTTCATCTTCTTCTAAGATAAGAGTTCCGGCCTTTGTTCTTCCTAATACATAATTAGAATCATGGTTGAATAAGGCTCTAATATCAGCTTTTTCAATAGTATCCCTAAAAGCACCTGGGGCTATTTTTTCTTTAAATCCACCAAGGTCTTCCGATAGAGAATTAAATCTCGCAGCATAGCCAGTAAATCGCAATGGTTCATCATCTTTTCTTTGCACCCTAAATTCAGATAAAGGTATTTCCCGTCTTTCAATTTGTGGCTCTCTCATTGACTTTTTCTCCTTCTTTTTCCATTGACTAAAACAAACAGCGAGTCTTTGATCATTATCATCATATTCTTTTTTCATGATATCATTAGACATACAGCGTTCTATGAAATCATCTTGTGTTTCTTCCTTTTTGGGCGTAGGAATAGGCATAATAATCTCCTAAAAATTAAAAATATTTTGGAATTAAATTAAGGTAGGTTTAACTTATTGTTTTTTTTGGGCTCGGAATAGGAAAAACTGGATATTGTCAAATCGCTGCATGTAATCAATATCAAGTATATCTTTATGATATGACCATCTCATTTCTTTATCTTCATTGAGTGGTTCTGTGAAAATAATTCTTTTTTGAAGAGGTATGTTTTCTAATAGTTCATCAATAAGTTTTATGTCTTTTGTTTGTTGTAATAATTCTATCAAAAGGATGACATCAAAATCATTAAATTTTTCATATACTTCTGGTGTAAAAACATCTGCTATTTCAAATTTATATTCAGGCACATATTTTTTGGCAATTTTAATTCGGTTTTCTGAAAAATCTAAACCTAAATATTTTCCTTTAAAACTACTGGATTTTAGAAATTTAGCAAATCTACCAGTTCCACAACCAAGATCGATAATCGAATTTGTATTTTTAAAAAGACTTATTATTGCAATCCATAAATTCAATCTATCACTTTTGTTAAAATCTATTGTCTGTCTTTTTGGAATAAAAATATCGTAAACCAGATGTCTATTTTCATGAGGAAGAAAATTTGCCATCAATCCTATTGGCACTTGACTTGCTGCGCATCTATTTTCAAATTCACATATTGAACAATTTATCGGACAGACTGGTTCAAAATTTTTTAGGGGACATGATATAATCTTAGCAGTTTTTAATTTTTCTTTATCAACAACCAAATTGGTTAATTGAAACATTGGTTCACTCCCCTTTTCTTTATCGAGATATTTAATCAAATCAATTAATATAGACATAATTTCTAATCTATGCAGGCATCACAACACAATCGCAACCATCGTGCAATGGTGGATGTTTTTTCTTGCTGAAAATTGGTAACGGAGCATCTGCCCCTTCCGGAAATATTTCTTGGTTGCCTTGCACAAAATACCCACCTTGTTCAACTATCCTACCTTCAAATTCCCTACAATAGGGACAGCTTTTACCTACATTTCTCCATACCAACTTATAACCAGCCCCCAATATGACAAAGCTGGCAATAGCTTCCCCACCTTGTCTTATTTCTCTATCTGCTACTTTTGTTGCTCTTGTCTCAGCCCATTCATCAACTCTTTCATCAAGCACATCTGCCAATTCCGATGGATTAGTTTTTTCAATTAATTGCCTTAATTGCCCCAGGGAAGAACTGATATGCCTGGCAGTATATCGATCAAGATAACCACCTATAAAATTTTCAAGTTCCGGAGTTAATCCTTTTTCTGCATTAACAAGACTGGCAGTATCCTCCTGTATGGCCTCGGCAAAGGAACGGAGCACTTGCAGAAATGATTTTTTTATATCACCAGGTAAATCACGATAAAATTCATCCATCCAATCTTTAAAACTTTTTAAATTCCTTTGCCCTAAATATTTCTTGATTGCTCTTTTTAATGCAAGAGTCTCTTTATTAATTACTCTTTCTGCGGCCTGCACAAAAATCCTATGATATTGCGCTTTAATTTTACTTCTATTTTTAGGCAATTTTGCACGCTGTTCAAAATTTCTATCGCTGGACATAAAA